TCATACGACACAAGTGATGTCATACATTTCTATTTCGAATTCTTTATAATCCGGGTAAGATTCTTCTGAGTAAATTAATTTGTTATCTTGAACTACTCCGGGACACAACACACTGAAAGTTCTAGTCTTACACGCATTGACAAGTATCCTCAGCACCTCCACTTTATATTCTGGATTAAAGAGCACATCAAAATCTTTGATGCTTACTCCAACTAGGAGCATTACTAAGACAGCTATAAAACATTTTTCTATTTTCATTGCACGTCGTTTTGACTTTACTCTCAATCAAAGCCTCCGCCAACAATTTGTTCAGTGAAGCTGCCTCCATTTCTAATTCAGGAAATTTGCCACAATAAAAAATTATTGGCTTCAGCAAACCATCGGTCTTGGTAGGTGAAAAACGACGGGATTAAATAATCTCTCCCTTTATTCACTTTTCTCCTCTGTAGCACTCTCTTGGTTTTGTTCCAAGTTAACTGTTTTATCAGTTTCTACAATATCCATAATGTCGCTAATATTACAATCTAACGCAGTGCATATCTTTAACAGAACTGCTGTTGTAAGATTTTCACTTTTACCCAGCTTCGCAAGCGAAGCCGTACTAATACCACTTTTTTCTTTTAAATCAGTACGATTCCACTTTTTATCGATTAACAGTTTCCATAGTTTATCGTAGCTAATTGTTTTTGCCATTATTGTTGCTCCTTTATCAACTCTCAGCTCCATGTTATCAGTTTCTGACGCTCTTTAAGAAACCATAGCGTCCATCAGAATTTTCCTCCTGAGTGAAGGTCAACATGTTAACTTTTCTATAATCCACTTCTGAAGGTAATTCATTTTCGGCAATAATAATCTGATTGTCTCCGCAATTATTAATCATATGTTGGAATAGTGCTGTTCTCATACCTACCGTTGCTTTTTCCTTTTCAGAAATATTGTGTTTCTTCTCTTTCAACGAAAGAATTGGTGAATCCAAAACAAGCAAGTGCATTGCAAACTTTCCATTATACTCCAAGTACTTCATCAAATTAAAAAGCATTATGGTATTTAAATAGGCACGATATCCTTTTCCTTGATTCTTCTTGTGTTTTCCACCGATAACAGCATCAGCTGTTTTTATGGAAATGTATGATTCGGGATGTCCGGGATAATTACAATCTTTTATCATTTCACCAAATTCGTTGCTAATAGCATTCCATATATCTTTATCAAATTGCTTTTTAGCATCAAACTTTATTGCAGTTTCATCCTCTTCATTCTCTTTTTCAAAAACATCCACACCAAGCTCAGTCGACATAAAAGAAATCGATTGAAGCTGCTGACGTAGTTGCAATATTCTTTTATACTCAGCAACAGTTACTCTAAGCTCAGCAGCCTTCGGTTTCAGCTTTTGATTCAAAATAGTATTAACTTCACTGTTTTGAATATTCAAGGTTCTAAACTGTCCCTCAAGCGACTCTATTTCACGTTTTGTTTCAGTCTCTGTAATATTCAAATCTTCCATTTGCAGCCTTATTCTCGCAAGTTCTGCATTTGCAGATTCGATGTAATCCGTCCTATCAACATCTTTTTTCTCCATACCATTTCCACAGAAAGGACAATTAACTTTACGTTTCACATTGGCTCCTTTCACAGAGCCATCCACAATAAATTGTAAACGTTTTGTATCCGCTATATATTGAGAACGTAATTCTTTATATCGGTCCTGCAAATATCTTGCCTCTTGAAGTTTGGCCGAAATCGAATATATCTGTTCAAGTAATTTTCTGCTTTTTTCAGTAGCAGATAAAATTTCTGCTTCTATCAACTCAATCTCTTGTAGGACTTCTTCAATCTTCTGGTCAATGTCAATATCGGCATCTACTCCAAAGGAGGATTCAAGTTCTTCCTTTTTCTTTGTCAATTCACCAATTTTCTGATTGAGATAATTAATCACTCCAACTTTTTGTGTAGCTCTGCGTTCTAGTTCTTCTGGCGTAACCTTTGGCATAAACCGTTCTAAATTATCTCCGCTCGCCAAATATAACAATGATGTTAACGAAGCTGTAATTTTTGAATATTTCGGATTATCAAAAACTGTACCTTTACAAAAGATATGTTCTTCATCAAGAAAAAACAGATGCCACATGGTCCGGAAAGACAAATCCTCTGTCTTAGGTGCCTGAGTACTGATTATCTTAACCGGCTCTTTGATATTCATAAGCCTTAAGAGTAGATTCTGATAACTACCATCAGATATCTTGTATTCACCATCTCGAACTTCTGGAACGTCCGAATCAACCACGATTATATTTGATGCCTTATCGCCAGATTCTCCTTCTTCGATGGTACGGGTCATAGTGATAGTATAACCATCTACAGACTCCATTTTCATACTGACTTTGCTGTATCCTGTATCAGCCACTGAAAAAGGTGTTTCTTTCCCTGCCATCATAAAATCAATACATGCAATGATATATGATTTACCTGTGTTAGATGGTCCGACAATCAAATTGATACCATCCTTAAAATCAATGGTGGAGTATTCAACAGAATCACCAGAAGCTGCTATCTGCGTTATATAAAATCTACTCATTCTGTGACTCCTTTCCTTAGCTCCTCAGCCGATTTTTTATTAATGTATGAGATAATAGTTCTCTCTGACCTACCTGCCATTTGTTTTATTACAAACTCGGCATTTCTTCTGTAATCTTTCGCATAATCGCTTTTTAAGGATTCACAGTAATCTTCACCCTCTGGGGTAATGATATATGTCAATCCATTTTTATAACTGAGTGCTTGAACCGTTCCATTAAGAACCATTTCCACCAATGCAGCCTTCACAGGCTCACGTCTGGATGCGAATTCACTAAAACGATACTCATTGTCCCCATTAAGATTAATATCTGTTATTCCAAAAGACTTACCGTAAACGGTAATAAAGTCTATAGCGTAAAGCATATCAACGGTCTGTGGCATATCGTAGATATCCAATAAAATAAGTAGGCGTAACGAATTTTCAAATATGCTATTAAACAGATTTTTCGTCATCATCTCTCACCCAACCTTCAATGCTACCGTCATTAACAAGAAAATGACAAACACCTTTTTTCTGCGGAATCCCAAGCCAATCGGTATCACGATACAACCAACATCTATCAGGCTGCGTTGCTCCCGCTTGTTTCAACACATTGCGTAATCTTACAATGCCACCAGAATATGACTCTTCCCAAACTTCTTTGACACCTTCATATATTTCTTCTTTGAGGACGTCAAACTGATCTTCCTTTTTATAGATATCACGTGTTCCTCTTCGAACAGCTTCAGCAGCAAAATAATATTTTCGCTGCTCTGCTAGGTGTTTTGACTCTTTCTCGTGTTCGTATAAATTCTCAATTGTAATCGAACTATCATTCAATTCTTGTGCATAAACAGCAATAAGTGCAGTAGTATACGCTCGCTCTTCAGTAATAATATTTTCTGGAATATCAACTTTCTGCAATGGATTTTTCTTGTAATTTTCTAATTCCTGTTGCAGTAATTGTTTAGCTTCTGGTGACAGTACATTGTCACGTGTCAAAGAATATAGATAAACCTGTCCAAGAAATTCAGCAAAAGTTTCCTTCTTCCCAAGCTGTTGAAGCTCAAATCTTTTTGCATCCGAGATATTAGAATCTTCCTTAATAACGCCTCTCAAATGAAATATCACTTCATCTTCCATTCCGGGCAAAAAATGCTTAATAACATTTGTTTCAAAGTATTTACCAATTGTCGCCTTCACTCTATCATCTTGCGAATTATTTCTGATTACCTTATGTGCTTTACCTTTAGGCTGACGATTTACAATTAGACTAGCTGTTCCTTTCGATACTGATACACGAGGTAAGCCCAGCGGTTCTGTAATGGCAGCATAAAGAAGCTCAATCAGATTTGGGTCGTCGATGTCATCTTTAAATGTATTCTTTATTTCAGCTAAAACTGTTGCTAATACGAGCTCTCGCAAGATGCTCACCTCCAAAAAGCAAACTTTAGGATAACTTTATAGGAACCACTTTGACAGTGCAAACTGCTGATATTTTTCTTGCTAGCGGTATAATGAATACGTGGTCAGCAGAAAGTGACTCATTGTTACATATCATTATACCACACGGCAAGGAAGATGTAAATATTATATTTGCGTTCGTGAATATTTATTTCATCTCTTTCCTTCCGAAGACAGTTGAACTGTCTCAAATTATATATCTTTATTAACTGCAGCCTAACCATCGGTGGAAAGGATGCAAACCGAAACGGAGATTTCCGTTCGATTTGTATGCTTTTCACCGATTTTTTTATTTTGCATATAAATTTCAACATTTCCCCGTTTTGGAACAGACGAAACGGAGGAAAATATGCAAAACAAAGACAATCAAAACCAACAGTATCGTATCTACATCAAGGAATCCAAAAGCTGGGTGGATGTAAACAAGGAATTCTATACGAACTACTATCGTGGCATCAATGCCTATCGCAAACGTCAGCAAGCGCATGGCCGTTGTGTCTGCCCTGCGAGAAAGCGCTATCTCTGTGATATGGATTGCTTAACCTGTCCTTATGCCAAGGCTAGCGACCAGCTTTCCCTTGATAACACCGTGAGCGACGGTGACGGGAATGAAAAGAGCTGGCTCGACGATGTACCGGATGAATCTGTAGCTATCGCTGAAGTATTAGAGGATGTAGAGCTCCTTAATGCCCTCTACGCAAAGCTGAACGAGCTGGACCCGGAAGGTCGACTTATCTGCCAGCTTATTATGGAGGGAAAATCGGAGCGTGACTGCAGCAAGGAAATGGGCCTCTCCCGTAACACATTCGTGTATCGCAGGGACAAGCTGTTCCAGAAGCTCCGATCTGAGCTCAAGGATTTCATCTAATTTAAATGGTCGTCCTCTGATTCTTCAGGGGACGATTTTTCTTTTCAAAAACTTTTTCATATTTTTTTCGGCCAAACGGCCATCTCACATCCATTGAGTAGTGTAAGGCGAAACAAAGCGACCTACAGAAATCGAGGTGAACATTGTGAATAAGACTTTTCACAACAGAAGCGGCACCGACGCAGAAGTGATTGCTACTCTCACTGCAATCAGTCAGGTATCCGCAAGAATGGCGAAGAATCTCAGAATCATCGCCGCACACAGACAATCCGAGGAAGGAGGAACCGTAAATGTCAAAAATGAGCGATATGTCCATGACCATCGAAGAGCTGAGAAATGCTGCCGCTGCTATTAATGGTGCAGCAAACTGGCTCGCACAGCAGTTTGGAGGAGCATCCGAAGCTGCTGAAACAGCAGAAGCCCCTGCTGCGCCTGCAAAACCTGCACTGTCCCTTGAGGAGGTTCGAGCTGTTCTGGCTGATAAATCTCGTGCCGGGCATACCGCTGAAATTCGAGAGCTTCTCGAAAAGTACGGTGCAAGCAAGTTGTCACTCGTAGACCCGGAACATTATGAAGCCCTGCTCAGGGAAGCGGAGGTGCTCTAATATGCCACCTAAAGGACATGCAATCCTCTCCGCATCCTCTTCTGACCGCTGGCTCCACTGCCCACCGTCAGCGAGGCTCTGCGAAACCTATGAGGATAAAGGCAGCGACTATGCTGCAGAAGGCACCGATGCTCACTCTCTTTGTGAGTACAAGCTCCGCAAGGCACTCGGTATGGAAGCCACAGATCCTACCGAGAATCTCGTCTGGTACAACGCTGAGATGGAGGATTGTGCTACCGGCTATGCCAGCTTCATCATGGAGCTTTTGGAAGAGGCCAAACAGACCTGCTCTGATCCTGTTGTTTTGATTGAGCAACGAGTCGACTTCTCTCGCTGGGTGGAACAAGGCTTCGGAACCTCGGATGCCATTCTCATCAGCGACGGTACCATGCACGTGATTGACTATAAGCATGGTCTTGGTGTCCTCGTGGATGCGACTGACAATCCTCAGATGAAATGCTACGCCCTCGGTGCTCTGGAGCTCTTTGATGACATCTACGACATTGATAATGTCAGTATGACCATCTACCAGCCAAGGCGTCAGAACATCTCCACCTTTGAGATTTCCAAAGATAAGTTGTACAAGTGGGCGGATGAAGTGTTGAAGCCTACCGCAGACCTTGCCTTTGCCGGTGATGGAAACTTCCTGTGTGGCGAATGGTGCGGATTCTGCAAGGCAAAGCACGAATGCCGCGCCAGAGCCGAGGCCAATCTTCTACTCGCGCAGCACGATTTCAAGCTGCCGCCACTGCTCACGGATTCGGAAATTGAAGTCATCCTCTCCCGTGCCGACGAACTGATCTCTTGGGCAGGTGACATCAAGGAGTATGCTCTGCAGCAGGCCATCAGCGGTAAGGAATGGGCTGGCTGGAAGTTAGTCGAAGGAAGATCCAACCGCAAGTATTCCAATGATGAAGCGGTCATCCAGGCAGTTACGGATGCCGGATTTGATCCATATGAAAAGAAGCTCCTTGGCATCACTGCCATGCAGAAGCGTCTTGGCAAATCCAGATTCGATGAGCTGCTTACCGCCTATATCGAAAAGCCCCAAGGTAAGCCAACGCTCGTGCCGGAGAGCGATAAACGTCCGGCAATGAACAATGCAAAAACTGATTTTATGGAGGAAAATTAAATGAACAAGAATGTAAAAATGACAAATCCCATGAAGGTTATCACTGGTCCTAACACACGCTGGAGCTACGCCAACGTCTGGGAACCGAAGTCCATCAATGGCGGCACTCCGAAGTACAGTGTCAGCCTGATTATCCCGAAGTCTGACACCAAGACCATCGCCAAGATTAAAGCTGCCATCGAGGCTGCTTACAAGGAAGGCGAAGCCAAGCTCAAGGGCAACGGCAAGTCCGTACCGGCGCTTTCCGTACTTAAGACTCCTCTTCGTGATGGCGACCTTGAGAGGCCGGATGACCCTGCATACGCTGGTAGCTACTTTGTGAATGCTAACGCCTCTTCTGCACCTGGCATCGTAGATGCAGACCGCAATCCTATCCTCACTCGTTCTGAAGTTTACTCCGGAGTCTACGGTCGTGCCAGCATCAGCTTCTACGCTTTCAACAGCTCTGGTAATAAGGGCATCGCCTGCGGCCTTAACAATCTGCAGAAGATCCGTGATGGCGAGCCTCTTGGTGGTAAGGCATCTGCTGAATCTGACTTCGCAACTGATGACGCTGAAGATTTTCTTGACTAATGGAGGAGACAAACTATGGAGACAATTATGATTAGTACGATTCTTGTAAACATCTGTATCGGCTGCTTCGCTTGTGTAGGACTTGCTACTGCGATCTCTATCATTCAGAGCATCATCAATGACAACAAGCGGGAAAAGCGTGAACAGGAAAAGGACAAGCGTGATCTCGAATACCACGAAAAGCGCATGAAGGACTTTAAGTAATCTATCATCCCGATGGCGGTGGCCCCACTGCCGCCATCGACATTTTTCGACAAAAGGAGGCAATCTATGAATGCATTTGTAGAAACATTAAATTTCTTTATTGGCAATGTCATCGAATACACTTTTCTGGTAGCCGTGTATGGCTTCGTCCTTTACAACATGGGGAAAGTCATCCTCTCTCTTATCCGCTATGCGCTGTACTACATCCGTCGTGATATCAAGAAGTACAAATCCAATAAAGATAAACGGTAACACGGCAGGCGGCAGGGATTTCTCTGCTGCCTGTTTTGTAGAAAGGACAATCTCATGAAAACACTCAGTATAGATATTGAGACCTACAGCGATGAGCCTCTTCAGAAGACCGGTGTCTATCGTTATGTAGAGTCTCCCAATTTTGAAATCCTACTCTTTGCCTATAGTGTAGACAGCCAGTCCGTTCAGGTCATCGACCTCGCCTGTGGAGAACAGATTCCGAAAGAGGTCCTTCTTGCCTTGGAGAATGAAACTGTCATCAAGTGGGCCTTCAACGCCAACTTTGAACGTATCTGCCTCTCTCGCTTCTTAGGCTATCCGACCGGAGAATATCTGGATTCGGAAAGCTGGCGCTGCTCCATGATATGGGCCGCCACAATGGGACTCCCACTCTCCTTGGAAGGTGTCGGTGCTGTTCTGGGTCTGGAAAAGCAGAAGCTCTCAGAAGGAAAAGACCTCATCAAATACTTCTGCCAGCCCTGTGCTCCCACGAAAACCAATGGGCAGCGTACAAGGAATCGCCCCTTTCACGCTCCGGACAAGTGGGCCATGTTCAAGAAATATAATATCCGTGATGTGGAGACCGAAATGGGCATCCAGCAGAGGCTTGCAAAGTTTCCGGTACCAGCTCAGGTCTGGGATGAATACCACATGGACCAAGAAATCAACGACCGTGGTGTACGTTTAGACATGGAGCTTGTTGCAGCTGCCATCGAAATGGATACTCGCTCCAGAACGGAATTAACTGAAACCATGAAGGAAATTACCGAGCTTGAGAATCCTAACTCCGTCCAGCAGATGAAGGCTTGGCTTTCTGACAACGGTTTGGAAACAGATACCCTCGGCAAGAAAGCTGTGACAGAGCTCCTAAAGTCGGCTTCTCCGAAGCTCTCGCAGGTCCTCACCTTAAGGCAGCAGCTGGCCAAGTCCTCTGTCCGTAAGTATCAGGCGATTGAAAAGACTGTTTGCGCAGATGGTCGTGCCCGTGGCATGTTCCAATTTTACGGAGCCAATCGAACCGGAAGATTCTCCGGTCGTAACATTCAGCTGCAGAACCTACCACAAAACCATCTACCGGACCTTGCAGAAGCACGTTCTCTGGTGCGCTCCGGTAACTTTGAAGCTGTGAAACTACTCTACGAAGATGTGCCTGATACACTTTCCCAGCTCATCCGTACTGCTTTCATTCCCAGAGAAGGAACGCAGTTTCTGGTGGCTGACTTTTCTGCTATCGAAGCCCGTGTCATCGCATGGTTTGCCGGTGAAAAGTGGCGTCAAGAGGTCTTTGCCAAAGGCGGAGATATCTACTGTGCTTCTGCCAGTCAGATGTTCAAAGTCCCTGTGGAGAAACACGGCATCAATGGGCATCTCAGACAAAAAGGTAAAATCGCTGAGCTAGCCCTCGGTTACGGAGGCTCGGTCGGTGCCTTAAAAGCTATGGGAGCACTGGATATGGGGCTTACTGAAGAGGAGCTTCCTCCACTGGTCGATGCATGGAGGCAGTCCAACCCGAACATCGTCAAATTCTGGTGGAATGTGGACCATGCTGTCATGGAAGCCGTAAAGTTTAAGCACACCACTTCCAGCTATGGTCTGACCTTCTCCTGCAGGAGTGGCATGCTCTTTATCACTCTCCCATCGGGAAGAAAGCTCGCATATGTGAAACCTAAGCTTGGAACGAATAAGTTCGGTGGTCAGTGCATCACCTACGAAGGTATCGGCGGCACCAAGAAGTGGGAGCGTCTCGATTCCTATGGTCCGAAATTTGTCGAAAACATCGTGCAGGCAACGGCCCGCGATATTCTCTGCTACGCCATGAAAACGCTCCGCTGCTGCTCCATTGTCATGCACATTCACGATGAGGTGGTCATTGAAGCGGACCCTCGCATGTCCTTGGAAGCAGTCTGTGAACAAATGGGTCGTACTCCACCCTGGGCCAAGGGACTACTTTTAAGAGCCGATGGCTATGCGACACCTTTTTATAAAAAAGATTAGATTTTTTCGGCCAAACGGCAAACTCATCTCCATTTAGTAGTGGAGATAGAAAATTTCATTTCGGTTTTTCGTCAAAATGGGACGTTCATCTCCAGTGGATATTAGAGATGGGCGTCCTTTTTTATGTCCATCCGGAAAGGAGGAACCTGACGTGTCAATCAGCAAATACAACAGCGAAGGTTACCATGATCCTACTGCTTTTGACGCACTTTCTTCTATCGAGAACGAAGCCCGTGCACTGCGTGCGTTCAGACCAATCGTATATATCTGCTCTCCCTTTGCCGGAGACACCGAAAAGAACGTAGATGCGGCCAAAGCCTACAGCCGCTTCGCAGTGGAGCAAGGATATATTCCCATCGCACCACACCTGCTGTTTCCGCAGTTTTTGGATGACACCAACCAGAAGGAACGTGAACTTGGTCTTTTTTTCGGAAATGCCATCATGAGCAAGTGTTCTGAGGTCTGGGTCTTTGGAAGTCATATCTCTTCCGGTATGGAAGCAGAAATCAAACGAGCCAAGTGGAAGAATTACCGCCTGCGCTATTTCACAGAAGATCTTGAGGAGGTTTAACACATGTACGAAGTAAAAGAAAATTCAAGAGTATTAAAAGACGGAACCGAAATCACGACCTACAGCAGAGACGTCGTCAGTTGCAACATTTTAGAGGTCGAAACTGGTACTACCGGCTATTGTGGCGGTGACACTGGTCATGGTGGCCGTACCTATTTCAGCATCAAGGATGCAGCCTGCACTGACATGGATGTTCGGGTGATGCGTGACCGCTTTGGCGATTGTACCGGCTTTGAGGTTTCTCTTGGCGGTGACTGCGAGCTGGAGACCATGATTCGAGCTTTGAAATTTATCACCAAGGTTCTGGAAGAGGAATCCAAGGAGGTGTATGACTAATGTTCAATATTTATTCTGCGGACGTTACCGGTAATCCCGGTAACTGCTCATATCCGCATAAGCATGTCATTTTAGATGAGGATAGTCTGAAAGCTGCCATCTGCCACGACTATGTCTGCGCCGAATATAAAAACAGCTACCGCAACGGCGATAACTTTATCGGCAGCGACTGCCTTCCTGTGGATTGCGATAACGACCACTCGGAGAATCCAGATGACTGGGTCACTCCCGACGATATCATGCAGGCCTTTCCAGGTGTCAGCTTCGCTATCCACTATAGCCGCTACAACAATCGCGAGAAAAACGGTAAGGCAGCAAGGCCGAAGTTCCATGTCCTGTTTCCAATTGAATATGTATCCGATGCTTCTCTTTACAGCGATATGAAGAAGCTGGTCAATTCTATCTTCCCGTACTTCGATACGCAGGCGCTGGATGCCGCACGATTTTTCTTTGGAACGGCCACTGCGGATGTCGCCCTTTATCCGGGCCGCATGAATCTGACGGAGTTCTTGGATGAGGACCTGTTCGATGAAGATTTACCGGACGGTCAATACGATGGCGCTTCTATTCCCGAAGGAAGCCGTAATGCCACCATGTCCCGTTTCGCCGGTCGTGTCATCAAGAAATACGGAGACAGCGACAAAGCATATCAGGCATTCATTGATGAATCCGCAAAATGCGTACCTCCGCTGGATGCATCCGAACTTGCTACCATCTGGCACAGTGCCCAGCGCTTTTATGCAAGACTCTCTCAGCAGGACGGCTACATTGCACCGGAAGTCTATAACGACCCTTCCTGTTACAAACCGGGAGACTTTTCCGATGTCGGACAGGCTGAGGTGTTAGCAAAATACTTCTCTGGTGAGCTTCGCTACTCTCCGGCCACCCACTTTATCCGATACTCTGACCATTACTGGCAGGAATCCGAACCGGGTGCACAGGCAGTCGCCCACGAGCTTACCAGAAGGCAGCTGAAGGAAGCTAGCAACGATATGCTCGAAGCTCTCGATAAGCTGAAGAATTCCGGCGCACAATCTCTGCTCGACTCCATGTCCAAGAGCAAGGCAGAACAGGTCATGAACGAGAACCAACTGCAAGCCTATCAGGAACTTCTGGCTGCAAAGGCCTATCAGCAGTTTGCTGTAAAGCGCAGGGACTCCAAGAACATTACGTCTACGCTTAAGGAGTCCCGTCCAATGCTGGAGATCTCGCCTCGTGACCTTGATGCCGACTGCTTCGCTATGTGTACACCGGAAGCAACCTATGATCTGCGTAAAGGAATGGCTGGTGCCAGAGAACACCTGCCGGAGGATTTCATTACAAAAATCACCTCGGTGTCTCCGAATTACAAGGGACAGCAGATTTGGCTGGACTGCCTCGACCTCATCTTTCAGGGCAATCAGGAACTCATCGATTATGTTCAGATGATTTGTGGTCTAGCTGCTATCGGCAAGGTCTATGTGGAGGCACTCATCATTGCCTACGGTGATGGACGCAATGGTAAGTCCACCTTCTGGAATGCTATCTCCCGCGTGCTGGGTCTTTACTCCGGTAACATTTCTGCAGATACGCTCACTGTCGGATGCCGCAGAAACATCAAGCCGGAAATGGCTGAGGTCAAAGGCAAAAGACTCCTCATCGCTGCCGAGATGCAGGAAGGTGCAAGGCTTAACGATTCCACCGTCAAGCAGCTCTGCTCCACCGACGATGTCTTTGCAGAGAAGAAATACAAGGACCCGTTCTCCTTCAAGCCCTGCCACACGCTGGTGCTTTACACCAACCATCTGCCTCGTGTCTCTGCATCCGATGATGGCATCTGGAGACGACTCATCGTCATCCCGTTCAACGCCAAGATTACCGACAGCAGCGACATCAAGAATTATAGCGAGTATCTTTACGACAACGCTGGTGGCAGCATTTTGGCGTGGGTCATCGAAGGTGCCAAGAAGGTCATCGAGTCCGATTACCAGATTCCCGTGCCGGACCTAGTGCAGAAAGCCATTGATGAATATCGCAGTCAGAACGACTGGTTTGGTCACTTCCTTGCAGATAAATGCGAGGTCGACCCGTCCTATAAAGAAAGCTCCTCTTCTCTTTATCAGGCGTACCGCAACTATTCTCTGGACTGCAACGAGTATGTGCGCAGTACCGCTGACTTCTACTTTGCTCTGGAGAAGGCTGGCTTTGAGCGAATCACCGTGAGCAGAAAGCGTTACTTTAAGGGTCTGCGCTTACGTGATGACACTGGTGCAGACGAGGATTTTATGAATTAAGGCCATAAATGACAAGGTGTATCAATGTGTTATATAAAACTTTTCTTAGGCCTATAAAAATATCAATAAGAAAAAGTATGGAAAATACCATTGATACACCTTGCACATCTTCAAATTAACGGCCTGATGGAGGACAAGTATGTTAGAAAAAACGATAGAAAAGAAATTGACAACCGCAGTAAAAAAGGCTGGTGGTATCGCACCGAAGTTCGTGTCTCCTTCTTTCGCAGGGATGCCCGACCGCATTATCTTATTACCTGATGGGAAGTTTGCCTTTGCAGAATTAAAGGCACCGGGAGAATCCCCACGCCCATTGCAAAAAGCACGTCACAGGCTCCTTCGCTCTCTGGGCTTTCGTGTGTATGTGATTGATAGTATCGAACAGATTGGAGGGATGATTGATGAACTTCGCACCTCATGATTATCAGGCCTACGCCATCGATTATATTGAGACACACCCTGTGGCAGCAGTCCTGCTCGATATGGGTCTTGGAAAAACAGTCATCTCCCTGACTGCCATCGCAGACCTGCTGTTCGACAGCTTTGAGGCCCATCGCATTCTGGTGGTCGCTCCACTTCGAGTAGCCAGAGACACATGGCCTGCAGAAATCAGAAAATGGCAGCACCTGAAACACCTGACCTTCGCTGTCTGTGTGGGAACACCAAAAGAACGAAAAGTAGCTTTGATGGCAGGTGCAGACATCACCATCATCAACAGAGAAAACCTGCAGTGGCTCATCGAGTCCAGCGGCTTTCCCTTTGACTACGATATGGTAGTCATTGATGAGCTCTCATCCTTCAAGAACCACAATTCAAAGAGGTTCAAGTCCCTCTTGAAGGTAAGACCCAGCGTTAAGCGTATCATCGGCCTGACCGGAACACCCTCTTCCAACGGTCTGATGGATTTATGGGCTGAGTTCCGACTGCTGGATTTAGGAAAGCGCCTCGGACGATTCATTACCGAGTACCGAAACAACTACTTCGTGCCGGACAAGAGGAATGGTCAGATTATCTATTCCTATAAGCCGCAGCCCTATGCAGAGGAACGCATCTATGGACAGATTTCCGATATCACCATTTCCATGAAATCAACAGACCACCTGAAGATGCCAGAACTCATCTCCTCCGAATACGAGGTCCATTTATCCGACGATGAAGTGACCCGATATGAGGAATTGAAGCAGGAACTGGTGTTGGAGCTCCCTGATGGAGAAATCACGGCTGCCAATGCTGCTTCTCTCACCGGTAAGCTATCCCAGCTTGCCAACGGAGCTATTTATTCGGATACCGGTGACACCATCGAGTTTCATGACAGAAAGCTGGATGCTCTGGAGGATATCATCGAATCCGCAAACGGAAAACCGGTTCTTGTGGCTTACTGGTTCAAGCACGACCTCTCCCGTATCAAGAAACGCTTTGATGTGAGAGAAATAAAATCCAGCAAGGACATCACCGACTGGAATGCCGGAAAGATACCGGTCCCAGTCATCCACCCGGCCTCTGCCGGTCATGGACTCAACCTGCAGGCTGGTGGCTCCACCCTCATCTGGTTTGGGCTGACATGGTCACTGGAATTGTATCAGCAGACCAACGCCCGTCTCTGGAGACAGGGCCAGACTTCCGGAACCGTGGTGATAGAACACATCATCACAAAAGGGACCATCGATGAGCGCATCTTAAAGGCTCTCTCCAAAAAGGAACTGACCCAGAACGCCCTTATCGATGCAGTAAAAGCAAACCTATGACAATCTTCGACAAAATACGACAACCCGTGCCAATCCGAGGGAAATCTATTTTTTCGGAGGTACCAATCAATGACTGCAAAAGAATACTTATCTCAAGCACGCTACTTGGATAATAGAATCAAAAGCAAACTGTTACAGATAGATTCCTTAAATGAATTAGCTACCCGTTGCACACCATCCTACTCCGATATGCCAAAGAGTCCTAACCGTGAAGGCTCTCGAATGGAATCTGCCATTCTTGACATCATCGAGCTGGAGGATGAAATCAGTAAAGACGTCGTAGAACTGGTGGCGTTAAAGAAGGAAATCGTAGAGGTTATCAAACAGGTCGGCAATACTGAATACCAGACCTTACTTGAGGAACGCTACCTCTGCTTTATCACATGGGAGCAGATTGCTGTTGATATGGGATATGAGCTTCGTTACATCCACAAACTTCATGGAAAGGCACTGGAAGAAGTAAAAATTCCGGCTTCCTATGAAGGTGGACATGAAATGACATAGAAAGACACTAAGCTCTTCTGATATTATTATACTAGCGAAAGTGAGAATCGCAGAAAGCCTTGTGGGACGAGTCCTGCCGGGCTTTTCTTATACTCAAACGGAAGGAGGAATACGATGCCAAGAAAACCAAAACGTCCCTGCTCCTATCCCGGCTGCCCTAATCTGACAGACGGACGCTTCTGTCCGGAGCATGAAAAGAAGGAAGCCAAACGCTACGAGAAGTACGACCGAGACCCGAATGCCAAGCGTCGCTACGGACGTGCATGGAAACGTATCCGTGACAGCTATGCTGCTGCCCACCCTCTTTGTGAGAGGTGCCTTGAGAATGGTGTCTACACACCAACCGAGCAGATACACCATGTGAAGCCCCTCTCCCAAGGCGGCACGCATGATAGAGAGAACTTGATGGCTCTTTGCAAATCCTGCCATGCCAAGATTCATGCAGAACACGGCGACCGCTGGCACAACCGGTAGGGGCGGTCCACTTCTCTACGGTGAAGTCACCGGGGAACGGGCGTGGGGTCTCACGCACAAAGTCGCAATTTCAAACGGGGTATATAGGCCCCCGAACTGGAGGTGTAAAAAATGGCTAAGGACGGTACCAACCGTGGCGGCGCTCGTATCGGCGCTGGAGCCAAGAAAAAGCCCTTAGCTGACAGAATTGCTGAGGGAAATCCGGGCAAGCGTGAGTTGACTGTCATCGACTTTACAGACAGCACTGTCGATTTAGAAGGTCAGCCGATGCCCAAACCATCCAAGATGCTATCTGCGAGGCAAAAGAACGGTAAAAAGCTCGTTGCTGCAGATGTCTACAAGAAAACATGGAACTGGCTGCATGAACGTGGCTGCGCTGCTCTCGTCTCTCCGGAGCTTCTGGAGCGCTATGCCATGAGTGTTGCTCGGTGGATTCAATGTGAGGAAGCCATCACCGAGTTTGGATTCCTTGCCAAGCATCCGACCACCGGCAATGCTATCCAGTCTCCCTATGTGGCCATGAGTCAGAACTTCATGAGCCAGACCAATCGTCTCTGGATGGAGATATATCAAATCGTAAAAGAAAATTGTGCCACCGAATATAACGGCGCTACTCCACAGGATGATGTGATGGAGCGTCTCCTACTGGCACGGAAAGGAAATTGATATGGACTATCGTGAATTTATGCATCTACTGAAAAGCTATCGCCAGCAGCTGAGCTTTCAGCAGTTCAGCACACTTCGTGGTCAAGCTAAGGCCGGTGATATTGATGCCGCCTACAAGGGTCTACAAAAATTACTCAGGAGGAATGCACCATGCTGATTGAAAAGAAAAATGTCACAGAGCTTCTTCCTGCAGATTACAATCCTCGTAAGGATTTGAAGCCTGGCGACAAAGAATATGAAAAACTGAAACGCTCCATCGAGCAGTTCGGATATGTGGAGCCGGTCATCTGGAATGCCACCACCTCTCGTGTCGTTGGCGGTCACCAGAGACTAAAGGTTCTCATCGATATGGGCATCACCGAAGTGGAATGCGTCATCGTCGAAATGGATGAAGAGAAGGAAAAGGCTCTGAATATTGCGCTCAACAAAATCAGCGGTGAATGGGATAACGACAAGTTAGCCCTTCTTATTGCTGACCTGCAGGGTGCTGACTTCGATGTATCCCTTACTGGTTTTGAGCCCGAAGAGCTGGAGGATCTGTTTAGAGAAGATACAAAGAAAGGTGTTCAGGATGACGACTTTGATGTGGACGCCGAGCTTTCAAAGCCGACCTTCTCCAAGGCTGGTGACCTGTGGCTCCTTGGAGATCATCGTCTGGTCTGTGGTGATTCCACAAAACCTGAGACCTACGAGCTTCTGATGAACGGCAAGCTGGCAAATCTGGTCGTGACCGATCCTCCGTACAATGTCAACTATGAAGGAAGCGCCGGTAAGATTAAAAACGACAACATGGAAAACAGTGCCTTCTATCAATTCCTTCTGGATGCCTACACTCGCATGTACGAGTCAATGGCGGATGACGCTTCTATCTACGTCTTCCATGCAGACACCGAGGGGCTTAACTTCCGCAGAGCCTTTGCGGATGCCGGTTTCTACCTTTCCGGCTGCTGCATCTGGAAAAAGCAGTCACTTGTCCTTGGACGCAGCCCATACCAGTGGATGCATGAGCCTTGCCTCTTCGGATGGAAGAAATCCGGCAAGCACCAGTGGTATACCGGGCGCAAGGAAACGACCATCTGGGAATTTGATAAGCCTAAGAAGAACGGTGACCATCCGACCATGAAGCCTATCCCTCTTCTGGCTTATCCGATTATGAATTCCAGCATGACCAATTCTCTGGTCCTTGACCCATTTGGTGGTTCCGGCAGCACGCTCATCGCCTGTGAACAGACCGGTCGTATCTGCCACACCATCGAGCTGGATGAAAAGTTCTGCGATGTCATCGTTAAGCGCTACATCGAGCAGGTCGGCTCCTCTGCAAAGGTCTCTGTCATCCGTGATGGCTTGACCTATTCCTACGATGAAATTGCACCGGAAACTAAGGATGCCACTCTTTTGTAAGTAGGTACAGTACACAATCCAGAAGGCACATATTTGTCGATGTTTTTCTCCGATATCGCTTGCTATCACGTGCCTTCAGAGTGATATATGTACTACCAAAACAAAGGAGGATACCTACATGAACATCATCTTAAACGTAACTGAAAGAAAGCCGCTGGCGGCCCTGCTTGGTGAGTACAAGAACACCAAACCGAAATACCTGAGAGCCCCTTCCTACGGCTACCAGATTGGCGAGCTTCTTCTGACACGAGAAGGAAACATCGAAGGCCCGGACACCATGACTAAGGAAGAATTCGACGAGCTTCTCACCCTCTTGGATGCAGGCGGCTATCGTCCGGAAGAGACAGCCTTCCATTCGGCTGAGGAACCGGAAGCGGAAGCAGCTCCTACGGAAGAGCCCGGACTTACCATTACCATTCCGCTTGATAAGGTCAAGGTCGGAAACCTTACCAACCTTCTGGATGCCAAAGGCTCCCTCATCAAGCACGCCCTCCACATCGAGGACCTGCGCTTTGAACTGGATGAGGACAGCATTTCCTTCCCCTGGTTCAAGGAAACACCTGAGTCGGATGAGATCCACGCCTACAGCGCTTTGATTGCAGCCCTTTGCAAAATGAGCAAGGAGCAGAAACGAATCAGCGCTACAGAAAAGCCGGTAGACAACGAACGCTACGCATTCCGCTACTTCCTTCTTCGCCTCGGCTTCATCGGTGACGAGTATAAAGCAGACCGCAAAATCCTGATGAGATATCTTCCGGGCAACAGCGCATTCAAAGGAGGTGAAGGCTATGCAATTTCCAAGTAAGGAGCAGGTGGCCCGTCAGCGCCGCCTTTACCCAGCTGGCACCCGTGTGGAGCTAGTCCAGATGGACGACGCACAGGCCCCTCCGGTGGGCACACGGGGTACCGTCATCGGTGTCGATGATACCGGAAGCATCATGGTGAATTGGGATAACGGCTCCGGACTCAACGTCATCTACGGCGTTGACCACTGTAAAGAGGTCTCAAATGAATAATCGATACTTCGTAATATTTAAATGTCGTGAAAAAATGAGGATCAAAACATATGAATTCAAAACACGTAGCGATGCATTAAATTATTTTCGTTTGTTTTATGAACCAGGTTCAGAAGATCTCTACTATTCCATTAGTGTATCTGAATTTGACGCGCATCAAAAGGTAGAACGTCTACTTGCTCTTCTAACTTTTGTAGAAAAAAGTATTAATGGTGACACCGTTAGAAAAGACTGGAGAAATTGTAATATAGGAAGAGTAACTATTTATGAAACACATGAATTTGATGGGGACAACATCACACGAGGGATCATCACTGAAATTCATTCCGATCATGCAATACTAACTGCTGATGGTATGCATCTCTGGATTGATGATGACACACAATTTATGTTTCGATAATTTTACTGAGAAAGGAAACACTATACATGACGAGCTATGATAAATTGGCTGATTATGATATTAGTCGCATAAAACTTTTAACTGATTTCTCTTACGATGACGCTTTAATCGGAGTCACAGAGGACAACCGTGCCATCTATGATTACGATAAAATGATTAGATGGCTCGTTGAAGAAGAAGGCTTTGGAGAAACAGATGCTGAGGAATGGATCAATTATAACACGATACGTGCACTTGATTATGCAGGATCTGATTCTCCAATTATTATGCATGCACTTGCATAGATTTTCTTAAGAAAGGAACCATGTATATGAATTATAAAATACTTCATTCTCATCTATCAGAGTCGGAGAAAAAATATTTTGAAGAACTTAACCCTGGATGGACTGTTAAATCAGCCGACTGTTTATTAATCACATTTAATGATGGAACTTCCACGACTTATGTTATTTTCGAAGGTCCATGGACAAAGGCTAATATGTGTAGAGATTGTGGATCATATTATGAACTTTCAATAGGAAATACGATTCAAAAAATCCCTCACTTTGATATCTAACAATTCTCCTAGATTCACAGATTTTCCTACAGATATTTGTGTACTATATGACCCTAATTGACTTGCTATTATGTGCCTTTAGAGTGATATATAGTACTACCAAAAGGGAAAACACATTTTTAGGAGGAACCTACCATGAAAGAAATCAGAACTTTTGAAGAAGCCATCGAGCAGAACGCAAGAAGCCTGAAGGAACTCGGAATCAACAGAACCTTATTCTGGGCTTACAGAACCAGCAAGGAGGCAGGAAACGAACTCATCGACTTCAACGATGTCATTTGGGATTACGACATCGAAGAAATCGCCCAGACCTTGAAAGCGACCGGCATCACCGAATTCACCATCAGCTCCACCTTCTCAAGCCTCATCGAAACCCTCGCAGCCTTCGAGAAGCACGGAATCAGCATGGCAGGCCTTACCACAGTAAAGGCACGCTACACCGATTGGAATAACGGCGAACACGCTCTCATCCCTGCAATCAAAATGACGGTAAAGGAGGCATAAGCCATGTGGAAAGAAGGAACCATCGGAATCCCGGACAAAAACGGCGGCTACCAAGTCGTACACTACTGGATAAAGCACTTTGAAGAGCCTAGCGAAGACTACGGCATCAACGGCGGCAGGATTTCCAAGCTCAGCCTGAAGCTGAACGGCGAGTGGATTGCCAACTACGACAGAGACTGGGACATTGAACCAACCTGCGAAGCTGCAAATCTTGCCCTTTGCATCCTACTGAACGAATACAACTAACCACCTGAAAAGAATATCAGGCAGGATGGTCCCGGATGGGGCTGTTCCTCGTTATAGACGTCGCCACCGGGCGGCTATTTTTATTTCTGTGAAAGGAGGCACATACATTTGCGTAAACTTGAAAACTACACACCGACACGCTTCATGGCTGCGGACTCCACCTATAGTAAACAGATGGCGGATTACGCAGTCAATTTTATTGAATGCCTCTGCCATACCAAAGGCACCTGGGCCGGTAAGCCCTTTGAGCTCATCGACTGGCAGGAACAGATTATTAGAGATATCTTCGGAACCTTAAAGCCAAATGGATATCGCCAGTTCAATACCGCCTATGTGGAAATTCCTAAAAAGATGGGAAAATCTGAGCTTGCTGCTGCCGTCGCCCTACTCCTTACTTGCGGCGATGGTGAAGAACGAGCTGAAGTCTATGGCTGTGCAGCTGACCGCCAGCAGGCAACGATCGTTTTTGATGTAGCTGCCGATATGGTGCGTATGTGTCCTGCACTGAACAGACGAGTAAAAATCCTCGCTTCCCAGAAGCGTATCGTCTACCAACCGACTAACAGCTTCTATCAGGTACTATCCGCAGAGGCCTACTCCAAGCACGGCTTCAATATTCACGGTGTTGTATTTGATGAGCTGCATACCCAGCCAAATCGTAAGCTCTTTGATGTCATGACCAAAGGCTCCGGAGATGCCAGAATGCAGCCACTCTACTTCCTTATCACGACTGCCGGAACGGATACCAACAGCATCTGCTACGAAACGCACCAGAAAGCCAAGGACATCTTGGAGGGCCGAAAGATTGACCCGACCTTCTATCCTGTCATCTACGGTGCCAATGAAACCGATGATTGGACGGACCCAGAGGTCTGGAAGAAAGCCAATCCGTCTCTTGGTATTACGGTCGGCATCGATAAGGTCGAAGCTGCCTGTGAATCTGCTAAGCAGAATCCCGGCGAGGAGAACTCCTTCCGACAGCTCAGACTCAATCAATGGGTGAAGCAGGCAGTCCGCTGGATGCCAATGGAGAAATGGGATGCCTGCTCCTTTGCAGTCAACCCGGATGAGCTGGAAGGCCGTGTCTGCTATGGTGGGCTGGACCTCTCTTCCACTACGGATATCACTGCCTTCGTGCTGGTATTTCCTCCCCAGGATGAGGATGACAAATACGCCATTCTCCCATATTTTTGGGTGCCGGAAGATACGCTGGAGCTGCGAGTTCGTCGTGATCACGTCCCATACGATGTCTGGGAGAGACAGGGCTTCCTGCAAACCACAGAAGGTAACGTCGTCCACTACGGCTACATCGAAAAATTCATCGAGCGCCTGGGTGAGAAATACAACATCCGTGAGATTGCCTTCGACCGCTGGGGAGCCGTCCAGATGGTACAAAACCTGGAGGGTATGGGCTTTACGGTGGTTCCCTTCGGCCAGGGCTTTAAGGATATGAGCCCTCCTACCAAGGAGCTCATGAAACTGACGCTGGAGCAAAAGCTGGCCCACGGTGGGCATCCGGTACTTCGCTGGATGATGGATAACATCTACATCCGTACTGACCCCGCCGGAAATATTAAGGCCGACAAAGAAAAATCTACAGAAAAGATTGATGGTGCGATTGCCACCATCATGGGACTAGACCGCGCGATTCGCTGCGGCAATGACACTGGTGCTTCTGTCTACGATGACAGAGGCATTTTATTTATCTGAGGAAAAATGATGATCACACTACTATTGCTTGGACTGATTGTGCTGCGTGAAGGCATCAATCAGGGAATTGGAGGTTTTGATGAATATACTTAGTGGACTTTTTAAATCCCGCGATAAGCCGACAAACAGCCTAAACGGATCCGGCTATCGCTTTTTCTTTGGTGGCACCACCTCCGGCAAGGCCGTCAACGAACGATCTGCCATGCAGATGACTGCTGTTTATGTCTGCGTAAGAATTCTATCGGAATCCATCGCATGCTTGCCGGTACATCTTTATCAATATAAGGAATCCGGCAGCAAGGAAAAGGCTCTCTCCCATCCACTGTATAAAATCCTGCACGATGAGCCCAACCCGGAAATGACATCCTTTGTTTTTCGAGAAACGCTGATGACGCACCTGCTGCTGTACGGCAATGCCTATGCGCAGATTATTCGCAACGGTAAAGGTCAGGTCATCGGGCTCTACCCGCTGATGCCTAACCGCATGACTGTGGATCGTGATGAACACGGGCACCTCTACTATCAATATCAGATGCAGGAGTCGGATGCCCAAACCATGAAAGCTGGAACGGTGACGCTCAGGCCATCCGATGTACTTCATGTACCAGGCCTCGGCTTCGATGGACTGGTTGGTTACTCGCCGATTGCCATGGCTAAGAATGCCATAGGCCTTTCCATTGCCACAGAGGAATACGGCGCTAAGTTCTTTGCAAACGGAGCTACACCGGGAGGTCTGCTGGAATTCCCTGGCACCGTCAAGAATCCAGATGTCATCCGCGAAAGCTGGAACAAGGGCTTTTCCGGTAGCAATTCTCATAAGATCGCAATCTTAGAGGAAGGCATGCACTACACGCCAATCTCTATCAGCCCGAATGAAGCACAGTTTTTGGAGACCAGAAAATTTCAGATTGATGAAATAGCTCGAATCTTTAGAGTGCCGCCCCACATGGTCGGTGACCTGGAGAAATCGAGCTTTTCTAATATTGAGCAGCAATCTCTCGAATTTGTGAAGTACACCTTGGAACCTTGGATTGTCCGTTGGGAACAGTCCATCAATCGTGCCCTTCTATCTGAATCTGAGAAGGCTGCTTATTTTGTAAAGTTCAATGTCGACGGCCTCTTACGTGGCGATTACCAAAGCCGTATGAACGGCTACGCCACGGCAAGGCAGAACGGCTGGATGTCCGCAAATGATATCCGTGAACTTGAAAACCTAGACCTCATCCCACCGGAACTTGGTGGTGACTTATATCTCATCAATGGAAACATGACCAAGCTGGAGGATGCAGGAATATTCGCAGCGACCACTGCTGTCGGAAAGGAGGACGAAGATTGAAAATGAGAAGTAGGGGGTATCCATTTCCTTAATCGCATCACAAACAAGCCATCTTTCGGTGGCTGCTTTAAAAATTGAATATTGAGAATGTTAAGGTTATGCAGTTGCTGACTTGATCTTATAACCTTGGTTTCTGGCGATCATGAGTGCCTGCTCTACGGTAATCTCACGATTTACAGGTGGTAAATCAGATTTTCGATAAAGCTCCGCATTATAGTTTTCTCCGTTCTTCAACATATGGTATAATGCGGTAAGAAGCATTCTTGCTATTGCAATGATTGCTTTCTTGTGACCGCGACGCTTTTTGAGACGGAGATAACGGTTACGCATTTCAGGATGCTTAGTGCTTTTTACGACAGCGTTTGCGCACTGTACTAAAAGCGGTTTGATGTAGCATCCGGCCTTGGACACCCGGACAGATTTTTTCTTCCCTGCACTTTCATTGTTGGTTGGGGTAAGACCAGCCCATGAGCATAAGTGTTTCGCCGAAGGAAAAGCCTCCATGTTGGTACCGATTTCGGAAATGATACCGATTGCAGTAAAATCACTGCTGATACCAGGAGCAGTTTGAAGAATGGCAAGTTCCTGCTGATAGGGAGCGGCGAGCGCAAGAATGAGTTCTTCAAGCTCTGCTTTCCGGGATTCAAGGTTTTCATAGTGAGCTTTGATCACCTTGAGTTTGCCAGCCTGTTCCGGAGTGATATAACCGTCAATGGCGTCACGGAGTTCCGGAAGTTTCTTTTTCAAACTTTTGTAAACGAGAGGCTCAAGGTCAAAGGAAGTATCTGCGGGATTTTCCAAAAGTTTATCCAGTATCGCCTGAGCAGATTTGCCGAAGGTGTCCGAGACAACGTTTCCCAACTGGATATTGGAAACCGTGAGACAGTTCTGCAAACGATTCTTTTCGCTTGATTTGAAGCAGGTCAGTTTGAAACGATAGCGCATAAGGTCACGAAGCTGGCGAATGTCAGCGGGTGGCATAAAGCTTCCGGCAACAAGATCATGCTTAAACAGGTCAGCAATCCATTTGGCATCTTTTTTGTCAGTTTTCTTTCCACGGATAGCCTTAACGTATTTAGGATGGGCAAGGACAATCGAACAGTCTTTTTCCAAGATGTTATAAACGGGGATCCAGTATTTACCGGTGGATTCCATACAGACATCCTTGCAATTCCGGTCGAGTAGCCATTGTAACAAAGTTTTCAGACCGCTCGTGTAGGTCGAAAACCGATGGCTCTCGTAAGAGGTAATGCCTTTATCGTTCGTAGAAGCGATACAGGCAACTACAAAAGTCTTGTGGACATCAATGCCACAGCAGATTTTGTACACGATTTTTAAAGCCATAGGGACTCCTTTCAGAACCAGAAGGTTCACTAAAGATTATAGGGAGAGACGGCATTGACTGAACGCCTAAGCCATAAACGAGATTGTTTATACAAAGATAAGATTACGTGCTTGAAGTCACACTTATTTGTGCTTGAAAAGGCGGACTACACATATAACGATACGGTCATCCGGCAAGCCGGACAGCCCACTCACCTCCCCGTGATTTGTAGTATACCGAGTTCCCTATAAGAAGAATTATAAAGAAAAAATAAGCTCAGGAAAACATTTTCATAACGTTTTGTGTCTGAGCGAAGCGAAAGGAATGAATATAACGATGAACAGGGAAGAAAGAATCGAAGAAATTTTGAGAAGCATGAAAAGTTTTGTAAAACAGAAATACCGGAAGGATGAGCTCCTACAGGAATGTTTCCTGTTGCAGGAAGAGATGGTCGGTCTGACCTACAGAGAGGAGCATGCCAGGCAGGGAAACCTTAAATTGTGGGATGTAAGGTACCATCTGGAACGACTCAACGAAGAGCGTGGGCATGTGGCGGATGCGGAACTGGCCAGGTTCAAAGTCGGATGCAGGACCGTGAGCAACCTGATCAAGGCGGAAGTTTCCGGAAACAGAGGGGAGAGGAAAGCTTTCGGTGCGTTGAGACACATAAAGAGTCCGCACCGCCTCCTGCAGAATGTTGAACTGGAGTCGAGTGGAATTCGTACGGAAATCGACGCACTGGTTCTGACGCCGAAGGCAGCTTTCATCGTGGAAGTAAAGAATACCAAACGGGATATTTTCATTGATGAATCAGGAGATTATTACAGGACAGGGGAGTATTTGAACAGAGATTCTAACATTGCAGAAAAGCTGGATCGGAAGGAGCGAGTGCTTCGGGAAGTGCTGAATGCTGCGGAAATCGCGATGGAAGACATGGAGGTGGTTCGGATTATTGTCTTTACGGACAATCGAATTTCCGTAAGGAACTGCTACAAAGGAGTAAAAACCTGTTTTCTCAGCCAGCTTTCTTATATGATAGACGGTTATGAAGGTAAGGAGGTGTTTACAGAGGACGAACTGGAGGAAATGGCGGATGTGATTGACGGGGTTTCAAGAAGGAAAGCGTACCCTATAGAAGAAATTGACATGGATCAGTTTAAACGGGATTTTGCGGAAACCATGGCCGCATTGGAGTTAGCAGAGCAGATACAGAAATGTGAGGAAATCATGGATACAGAAAAGAAGGAGGAGGAAACAGGAGAAAATACGGATTCCAAGAATCCGATATGGCCAACAGCAACCGTGGTTGTTACTGCACTGGCAGCAGCGGCAGTCTGGTATTTTTCAAAAAACAGAAACGGAGGATTAAAGAGATGAGTGAATTGGCAAAGGTATTGTGCGTGACAACAGTTTTGGTGTATGTTGTTTTGGCAGAAGACGGGAAACGGGATCTGTTGGACGACATTTTACTGGCAGCGATGGGGATTGCCTTGAAAAGGCGGACTGTGCCATGTGTTGTGGAGCGGAAAAATGAAAGAAACATGTGAAGCGAATGAGGAAGGAAAACACTATGGAAAAGTACAAAGTTCAGATGGCAAATAAATACACGGAGGAGGTAGTCGAGGATCTGGTAGATGACCAGGTTTTCGACAGTGAGGAAGATGCTCAGGAGTATGCTTCCTATTTAAACGGCTGTGCGGCTCAGGAAGCAGAGATCCTTAAACTGAGCAATCCGTTCGATTACGAAGAAGATTATGGCGATGGGGAGAATTTCGAGTACATAGCGGTTGAAATAGAAGAATAGGAGGAAGATTGGAAATGAGAAAGATAAAAATGGTATTGTGTTCTGCTTTGGCTGTAACGGTTGTTCTTTCCGGCTGCAAAAATACAGGGGATGTGGAGAAAACCGACGAAAGCGGCATGCAGGCAGTGGAAACGACAGTAGAAGCTACAGAGGTTTCAGAAGTCTTGAAGCCGGAAGTAAAGGAAACGGAAGAAAGCGGGAAGGAGGAAGTTGCTCACCAGGTGCAGACCGATCTGAAGCCGTCAGAAGGGTTAATGTTCGAGCGTAATGAGGACGGAACCTGCGTGCTTACCGGAATCGGGATTTGTACGGACACGGAACTGGTTATTCCTGATTACAGTCCGGATGGGGAGAGGGTGGCTCTCGTTGAGGAAAATGCTTTTATGAGCCTGGAAGATGTGAACAGCGTGACTTTTCTGAACTTTGAGGGAAAGGTTGACAAGCGTGCGTTTCAGTACGGGGAGATGACAGAGGTAAGATTTATTGGAGGGGCGCCGGTTGTGGGAGAAAGTGTATTTTCTTCCTGCAAGGATTTGGTTGCAGTATCGTTTGAGGACTGCTCCATCCAGGTGGATGAGCATTCGTTCCTAAGTGCCGGAAAGGACATGGAAGTTTCGTTTTTACGTTGCTCCGGTCTGTTGGATGACCGTGCATTTCAGTATGCGGATCTCACGAAGCTTTCCGTGGTGGGATCGGAACTGGAGATGGGAGAGAGTATTTTTTCTTCCTGCGAAGACTTGTTAAATATGGATTTTTCGGACAGCAGCATCGTGGCAGGAGAGCACACTTTCATGGGAAGCGGGGACGAGGCAGTCGTTCAGATGACGGGATGCTCCATGAAACTGGACGATCGGGCATTCCAGTACGCCTCACTGTCCAGTTTGTCGGTAAAGGACAGTACCCTGGAGACAGGAGAAAGTACCTTTTCCAGCTGCGAGGGTCTGGCCACAGCTGTTCTGGATGGGGATTCCATTATTCTGGGAGAGAATACGTTTTTGGGCTGTGAGGATCTGGTGGATGTAAAAATCTGCGAGGGAAGGGATGAGAGCACTGTAGAGATCGACGACCGGGTATTTCAATACTGTGAGAAATTGGAGAGCGCAGTGATAGGCGGGGATGAGGTCAGAATCGGTGAGTATGCTTTTTCGGGATGTGAGGAGAATCTTTCCGTTTTCGTTCAGGGAAAGGAGTACAGGGCGGAAAATCTTGAAAAGGGGTATGAATAGCAAAAAGTCTTTCTAAGAGAAATATTTTTGGGTAAAAATAGCGTTTTGTCCCAGTTTCTGCTATATTATATTTGAACGAAGAAGGTCGTGATCGTTTGGCTCACTCTCCTGAATAGGTGTCATGCCGAAAAGCGAGCAGCCATTACAAAAAGTTCTTCAAATTTAAAGGGAAGTCTTGTCAACGCCGTAGCGTTGAGCTGCCTCCCCTTATGACTGATTTTTCCGTTGCCCGCCAACCGTCCGGCCCATTGTCCGACACCGTCTTTCGGATTTTGCGTGTCAGCCACACGAGCGGAATGTCGTCCACTTTTCTTTTTTTATTATAGGAAAATTCCTTGAAAAATGCAAGGCAGAAATTTGACATTTTTAAGGGTTCTATGTTCAACAAAAGTACAAGACAGGCAACAAGACTTTATACAGAAAGAGGTGATATCTATTGGCAAATTACAGAGGTTTAAGCAAATTCATCAGTTTGATTTTACGGCATAAGCCTGAAGTAATCGGGATCAGCCTGGACGAACACGGCTGGGCCAATGTAGATGAACTGCTTGCCGGCATCAGGCGAACCAGACCAATTAACATGGAAATCCTGGAAGAAATCGTCCGCACGGATGAGAAACAGCGATACACATTTAACGAGGACCATACCCGTATCAGAGCAAATCAGGGACACTCCATCCAGGTGGATGTGGAATTAGAAGAGGCAGAGCCGCCGGAGTATCTGTTTCATGGTACTGGAAGAAAGTATGTGAAATCCATCGATCAGACAGGATTAATCCCAAAGAGCCGGCTGTATGTCCATTTGTCCAGGGATCAGGAGACGGCTACGAAAGTTGGGAAACGCCATGGGGAGCCAGTCATATATAAAGTGGCAGCTGGAGCGATGGCAAGAGATGGGATTAAATTCTGGAGATCAGCAAACGGAGTGTGGCTGACGAAGCGCATACCACCGGAATATCTGGAAAAACAGCAGTAAGAAAAACGAAAAATGAAAAAGTGTAAGAAGGATATGCAAAAAAGCAGTCCTTCTTTTTTTGAAAAAAACTTACTAAATGTCAGCCACACGAGCGGAATGCCGTCCGCTTTCCTTCCTTTATCACTAATTCCCATATGGAGTTTCAACCGTTCTCCATATTGACCGATCGGACCAGGAATCAGGCTGTGTCCGATAATGGACGTATTTTTATCGATAACGTACCAGGAAAGCGGAAAAACAAGAAAAGGTTTCACAATAAAAACAGTCTATGATATAATTAAAAAATCAAAATACACAGATAAGAGAGGTTTTGCCCATGGAACAGTCATGGAAACAGCCCCCAATCATTTACAATAGATATAAAATGTTAATAGTGTCTGTAGAAGAAACCATATCTAATCTTGGATGGGGATTTCCTCTTGCGGTCTTTTATGCCTTGTACCAAGCCGTCATTATTTAGAATGACGGTGTGGAACGAGGCTTTTTTGTTATATGAAAGAAAGAAGCATGCTTTTAGATGTTTTTATAGAAGGAGAGAGGAATGGATCGTGAGAAGATAATGACTTTTTTACAAGAGCATTGGTACATTGTCTCGGTGCTCATCGGGGCCGTGCTTTTAATTGGAGCGATCCGCAACTGGAATTGGCTCTGCGATCCCACAGGTACGCGGGATGCTTACCGCCATGGCAGAGGATACCGGCGGGCGATATTCTTCCTGCTGGGTGTTCTATTGATTGTAGTGAGTATCTGGGGATTTATGCTGAAATCAAGGAGGGTCTGGATAAGAACGGGTCTCTAA